CTCAATTTTCAAATTTTTTTTCTGAAAAAATTTCCGCTAGTATTAGCAACGCTAAAGCAACGGACTGCCACTTATGGTTACTCAAACAGACAGGTACTGCACTGCCTGTCGGCAAACAAAACTCAAGGATGAGTTCAAGACACAAACGATGTGTCACCAGTGTTATCACATTAAACGAGCCGAGCGATCTGGCCGCGACCTTCTTCATTACATGCGAAAAGCTGTATCCAAGCTCAAAAGCACTCGGTCAAAGCAGGGTGTTGATTTCGAGCTGAACGCCGAGGATTTGCTGGATATATGGCAAAAGCAGGAGGGCAAGTGTGCGTTGTCAGGCGTATATATGACACACGCGCCGTATGCGAATAACTTCAATTCAAAGAACGTCAGTATTGATCGCCTCGACCACTCGAAGGGCTATTACCCGACGAACGTGCAGCTTGTCTGCTCTGCGGTGAACATGATGCGAGGCAACATGAACCAAGAGGACTTCACTTGGTGGATCTTGAATATTTATAAACACTATTGCGAGTAAGTATTAGCAACGGTAATATACGGCGATGGAAGAAGAAATCAGAGAAGAAATGATCTCCATCGATGGTTTCGAGGACGCAATCATCGGCACCGCACTGAAGCAAGATGGTGAAACGGAAGTTCTGGTGTACGACGGGTACAAGGCGGCTGAGATTTTCAAAAGCATAGACCCGAACGTCGATATCTCCCTGTACCTCAAGTTCCTTGATGCACAAGGTGAGGGGGATCGAACACCGATCTTCGTCTATTTGGATAAGAGCGTGAAAGAGGATGTCGTCGAACAACAGCGAGCTTACCTCCATTGATAAGTACGCGACGGATGCCGTTGAGTTCAGAGCGCATGTCCCATACATGGGGCTCGAAAACAACCATCTAACCGCGCAGCAAGAAAAGTTAGTCATGTTGATCTGTTCAGGCATGACGATTGCCGCTGCTGGACGTGGTGCGGGGTACTCATCCCCAGACACTGCCTATAAAGCGGCTCGACTGCCCCAAGTACAGCAGGCAGTTGAATACTTTCGTAGTCAAATGCGTGAGGAAGTGAAATTCACTCATGCAAATGCTCATGCGATGTACATGGACGCCTATCAAGCGTCTGCGACAGCGACTGAGATGAAAAATACGGTGGACAGTCTGGTGAAGCTGCATGGACTAGCCGCCCCGGAGCAGCAAGCGCAGCTCAACATCAACATTAATGCGTCATCTAAGCAGTTAGAACGCATGTCTGATGAGGAGCTGCTGTCGATTGCTGGGAAGGACGATAAATACCTAGAGCCAGTGGCTGTAGATGAGTGAGGTACAGATAAACCAGATCCAGTGTCGCAGATGTAAGAACCTGCACTCTGAGACTCTGTTTAGCGGCAACGACAGACTGTGCGTCTACTGCAAGGCAGATGACGCGGAGCGATTAGTCGTCCCCGCTCAAACAGAAACGGTTGTCGAAGAAGAGCAAGAGGCATCGGTAGAGGAAAAAGCCAGAGCAGAACTGGCTATGCGGTTTCTTACTAGAAAGAGGTTGCTGCCCTTTGTTGAAAGATTTAATCCAGACTACCAAGCGGGTTGGGTTCATAAGGATGTGTGCCAACGCTTGGAAAGGTTTTCGCGCATGGTTGTGGAGAAGAAATCTCCTCGGCTTATGCTCTTCTTACCTCCGCGACATGGGAAGTCTACTCTCGCGTCTATTGCGTTCCCAGCGTGGCACCTTGGCCGTAATCCCGGTCACGAGTTCATCTCCTGTAGCTATAGCGGTTCGCTCGCTATGGGCTTCAGTCGAAAAGTTCGTGGACTCTTGCGTGAGCCAACTTACAAGACTGCATTCAAAACTCGTCTCGATCCTGAAAGCCAAAGCGCCGAATCTTGGCTTACCACATCAGGCGGTGGCTACGTTGCTGCTGGTGTTGGCGGCGGTATTACTGGTAAGGGCGCTCACATCCTTGTCATCGATGATCCTGTAAAGAACCGTGAAGATGCCGAGTCTCAAAACAATCGTGACGCAAATTGGGACTGGTATACGTCAACCGCCTATACGCGACTTGCTCCTGGCGGCGGCGTACTTGTCATTCTTACTCGCTGGCACGATGACGATCTGGCAGGACGACTCCTTAAAGCAACCGCTGAAGGAGGTGATGAGTGGGAGGTTGTTCGATATCCAGCTATAGCAGAGGAAGTAGAAGATTATCGGGAGATGGGCGAAGCCCTACACCCTGAACGTTATGACGCCGAGGCCCTAGACCGTATACGAAAGGCCGTAGGCCCTAGGGACTGGTCAGCTCTCTACCAGCAGAATCCCGTAGCTGATGACGGAGATTATTTCACGCGGGACATGATTCAGTATTTTGATGAAGATGAAGTCGATCTTGATGAAATGCGTTTCTACGCTGCGTGGGACTTGGCGATTGGCAAGAAGGATCGCAACGACTACTCAGTCGGAATGGTTATTGGTGTTGATTCTTATGACCGGCTGTTCATTGTCGATGTTGTACGGGGTAGGTTCGACGGTTTCGAGATTGTAGAGCAGATCTTAGATCTGTACGAAGTCTGGAAACCTTCGATCATCGGGATTGAAAAGGGCCACATCGAGATGGCACTTGGACCTTTCCTCGAAAAGCGTGTGCGGGAACGTGGGCTGTACGAAGCCTATTTCAAAGACCTCAAGACGGGGCGTAGGGACAAAGAAGCTCGGGCTAGGGCCATTCAGGGCCGAATGCAGCAGGGCATGGTGTTCCTTCCAAAAAACCAAATCTGGACTGGACCGCTGGTAGCAGAACTACTGCGGTTCCCAAACGGTGTTCATGACGACCAAGTTGATGCGTTGGCTTGGCTCGGTCTGATGATGACTGAGTTTGCTACCTATCAAGCACCAGTGGTGAGAGAACCATCGTGGCGAGACAGGATCGACTACCTGTTTAAGACGCCGCGTAACAAATCAGCCATGAGCGCATGACTATGAGCAAATACGACGACGAATCGGTAACAGCCAGTAATCAATGGGACCGCTACATAAGAGCTAGGGACAATGGTCATCTTGACTATATTGAGATGGCTAAGAAGTGTGATTCCTACTATCGAGGTGAGCAGTGGGACGAAGCAGATATTGCTGCGCTCGATGCCGAGGGTAGACCCGCCCTAACGATCAACACGATTCTGCCTACTATTAATACTGTGTTGGGCGAGCAGTCCACACGGCGAGCGGATATCCAATTCAAACCAAGACGAGGAGGTGATGCCGAAGTCGCGCAAACGCTGAATAAGATGTACATGCAGATTGCCGACAACAACAAACTCGATTGGGTCGAGCAGCAGGTATTTGCAGATGGTCTCATCATGGATGGTCGTGGTTACTTCGATGTGCGGATGGATTTCTCTGATCATGTCGAGGGTGAGATCCGAATCACGGCAAAAGACCCTCTCGATATCCTGCCCGACCCAGATGCAAAAGATGCAGACCCTAAGACTTGGAACGAAGTCTTTGAAACCAAGTGGATGACCCTAGACGAGATAGAAGAGTTATATGGGAAGAAGAAGGCAGAGGCTCTCCAGTTTATTGCGGAGAACGGAAACTCATTTGGGCGGGATAGTATCGAGTACGAGGAGACTCGTTTTGGGGACATTGACTCTACAGATGATTACCTTGGTGCTGGTATTCCTGGCGATGACGAGTACCGAAACGTAAAAGCTCTTAGGGTGATCGAGCGCCAGCATAAGCGCATCACTCGCATAGATTGTTTTGTTGACCCTAATACGGGTGATCAGCGGGAAGTTCCTGAAGCTTGGAGTGACCGTAAGGCGAAGAAGTTCGCTAAAGAGTACGGCCTAAGCATTATTACTAAGACCAAGCGCAAAGTCCGTTGGACCGTTACTTGCGACAAGGTGGTCTTGTTCGATGACTGGTCGCCATACAACGACTTTACTGTCGTTCCTTACTTTGCGTACTTCAGGCGGGGTCGCCCATTCGGGATGGTTCGTAACCTGCTATCGCCGCAGGAACAGCTCAACAAGATCGCCAGCCAAGAGCTGCACATTGTCAACACCACTGCTAACAGCGGTTGGATGGTTGAGAGTGGCTCGCTGGTGGGCATGACAGTCGATGACCTCGAAGAGCATGGGGCAGAGACAGGGTTGGTTGTTGAATATGCGCGGGGTACAAACCCGCCGGTCAAGATTCAACCTAACCAGATACCAACGGGCCTAGACCGTATTTCCCAGAAAGCTGCCGTAAACATAAAGGCCATATCGGGGATCAACGACTCGATGCTCGGCTCTGACAGTGCAGAGGTGTCGGGCGTAGCTATCCAAGCGAAGCAGAACCGTGGCGCGATTATGATCCAAGTGCCGCTCGACAATCTGCGTAAGACCCGCCAGTACCTAGCCGAAAAGATCCTAAACCTGTTGCAGACCTTCTACACCGAACAGCGTGTGATTCAGGTGACAAACGACAGTGACCCTCTGAAGCCTAGAGAGCCAATGATCATCAACGAGATGACGCCAGAGGGAACCATCATCAACGACTTAACGCTGGGTGAGTACGACGTTGTGGTTAGTACCGCTCCAGCTAGGGACAGCTTCGATGAAGTTCAATTCGCGGAAGCTCTTAATTTGCGTAATGCTGGTGTTGCTATTCCTGATGACGCCATTATCGAGTACAGCCACCTAGCTAAGAAGGGTGAGCTTGCCAAACGTATCCGCATGATCACAGGTGTCGAGCGTACTCCAGAGCAGATGGAGATCGCGGCAATGCAGCAGCAGATGGCTATGCAGCAGTTGCAGCTTGAAATTGCCAAGCTCGAAGCCGAAGTCCAGAAGATTCAGTCAGAAGCAGCGATCAACATCGCCAAGGTACAGGATGTGGCCGATGTTCAGCCGAATCTGAGACTGCAAGAACTTCAATCCAAGCTCCAGATGAAGATGGAAGAACTCAACCTACGTCGAGAATTGTCTTCTATGACAAACCAGATGAGGTCGGAGCAACAGCAAACCCAAGCCGCAGCAAGAATAGCCGCTACTGCTATGCAGACTGCAAACAGACCCACGACAGGAGGCCAATGAGATGGCTGAGACTCAAGAAGAAAACAAAATCATGTACGACACAATGCCCGGAGGCGACCCTATTGAAGAGGGGGAGAACATTGACCTCAACTTTGGTATCGATGACGACGGGAATGTGATCGAAGAAGAGGAGCCTGAAGAGGATGTGGCCGAAGAAACCCAAGACACCGTTGTGGAAGAAGAGGTCGATGCAGACCCCGAGCCAGCAGTTGAAGAACCTGAAGCTGAGACAACGGATGAAGCAGAGGTTGAAGAACCTGAAGAAGTAGAAGAGGCCGTTGCAGAGGTAGAGGAAGAGCCACAAGAAGCGCCTAAAAAGCCGATGGTGCCCAAATCACGGCTGGATGAGGTGTTGGCGAAGCAAAAAGCACTGCAAAAGCAGCTCGATGAGATGAAAGCGCAGCAGGAACCTGCCGAAAATGCGCCTGAAGCCTACGATTTCGACGCAAAAGAGGTCGAATACCAGCAGTTGCTCCTAGACGGTGAGTCCCAGAAGGCTGCTTCGTTGCGTCAAGAGATGCGAAAAGCCGAACGTGAGCAGTTGACTTACGAAATGCGGCAAGAAATGACGCAAAAAGTGTCTGCAAACGCCCAAGCCACTGCTTTGCAGCAGGCTGCGAACGAGTTGGAGGCGAATTTCCCGGTGTTTGACCAGAATTCTGCCGACTACAACGCTGAAATCACGCAAGAAGTCATCGAATTGCGCGATGCGTTCATAGTTCAAGGCTTTGAAGCGGTTGATGCACTGTCAAAAGCTGCAAATTTCGCCATCAAATCGCACGGATTGGAAGCTCCTAGCACTTTGGACGCACCCCAAGCCCCTAAAGCGAAGGCTGTAGACGAAGTTGCGAAGAAAAGAGCCGAAGTCAGCAAGAAATTGAAGGCTGCGGAAGCTCAACCACCCGAATTACCCGGAGAAAGTTCGGCTAATCGCGGCGAAAAACCACTCGACCTTTCAACCATGACGGAAGAGGAATTCAACGCGCTACCAGAAGCCACACTGAAGCGGCTACGGGGCGATGTGCAATAGGTATGTGATATGCCGAAAGAGAGAGATCCCCGCCTGAAACGGGCTGGAGTGAGCGGATACAACAAGCCTAAGCGAACACCGAGTCACCCTAAGAAGTCACACATTGTTGTGGCTAAAGAGGGTGACAAGGTGAAGACCATCCGGTTCGGTCAGCAGGGCGTCAAGACTAACCAAACGGTAGGTCAACGTAAGGCGTTCAAAAGCCGCCACTCGAAGAACATAGCCAAAGGAAAAATGTCTGCGGCTTGGTGGGCTGACCGTGTGAAATGGAGCCCGTCGAAAACCAAGTCCAAATCTACGAAGTGGAAGAAAGGGAGCTAGTTATGTTCAAGCCATGTGCATCGTGTAAGACCAGACAACTTTGTAAGCGGGAAGGGAAGTGCAGACTCAAAGCAAAACCAACTTCCAAGCGAAAGCCACGTAGAGGCTACTAATGGCACGAACTGACGAGGCGAAATGGAAACGCATCGTTGCAAGTGTAAAAGCAGGATCGAAAGGCGGTAAGCCGGGGCAGTGGAGTGCTAGGAAGGCACAGCTCGCAACACAGCGTTATAAAAAATCGGGTGGTGGATACACCGGGGCTAAGACCAAAGCTCAGAAGTCCTTGAGTAAGTGGACGAAAGAGGAGTGGGGTACTAAGTCTGGTAAGAACAGCACTCAGGGATCGAAAGCTACGGGTGAACGGTACTTACCCAAGAAGGCCCGAGAAGCGTTAAGTAAGAAAGAGTACGCAGCGACAAGTAGAAAAAAACGCGCTGATATCAAGAAAGGCAAACAGTTCAGTAAGCAACCCAGGAGGATCGCTAAGAAAACATCACGCTATAGGTAAGTGACATGGTTGAATTATCCGAAGACACAAGTGTAACCATCCCACTTAGAAACCTAATTGCGTTAGTTGTTGCGACAGCCGTAGCGGTGCTTGGCTACAGCGAACTCAATTCCAGACTGACAACCCTAGAACATGGACAGTCGATCCAAGACATGACGATCCGTGAGAACGCTGCGTTCGTGAGAGAGTGGCCGCTCGGCGAAAGAGGAGCCTTACCTGATGATCTTATACAGAACGCGAATATCGCTGCGCTCGAAAGAAGGCAGGATGACTTCGAGGAATACCGGGATCGAATCAACGAGCTGCAAATTGAAATCAACAAAGTAAACGGTCATAGCGAGACCCAAGCGCAGAAGATCGAATCCCTGTTTGACCTATGGAATTCGCAGCTCGCTGAGAGGGTTGCGAATTAGTATTAGTGTTAGTAATATATTTGTACCTTCGTCTATCAGTACGATAACTGGTCGGCCCGTAGCCGTAAAAAACGTACTTACCTCGCCTGCAAAGGCGTAAAACCTGCCGGGGTCGTCCCTCGTTAACAACACGCTAATACGTTGCTTCACGACACGAAGCTACGGATTAGCCGCTCCAAATATATTAGCAAAGCTAATGTATAAGTCGGCTGAACTAGAAAATTAGAACGCATATAAGGAGGCCCTCGATGGCTCTTACTAACTTTGCGTCCTTGACTTCCAATCAGCTTACTGCATGGAGCAGGGACTTCTGGCGGGTGGCACGTAATTTGTCATTCGTAAACCAGTTCGCGGGAACTGGTCAAAACGCTATGGTTCAGCGCGTAACTGAACTCACCAAATCCGACAAAGGCACCAAGGCGGTAATCACGCTTTTGGCTGACATGACTGGAGATGGTGTAACGGGCGACAACACTTTGGAAGGTAACGAAGAAGCGTTACGCGCCTATGACATCACGATTGAGCTGGATCAGCTTCGATTCGCAAACCGAATCGCAGGTCGATTGGCCGATCAGAAGTCAGTTGTTAACTTCCGTGAAACTTCTCGTGACGCACTTGCTTATGCAATGGCTGATCGTATGGACCAGTTAGCATTCTTGACTCTCTCTGGTGTTGCATACACTCACAAGAACAACGGTGCTCTCCGTACTACGTCATCTACGACGGGTCTTGAGTTGGCCGATCTTGAGTTCGCTTCAGACGTTAGCGCCCCGACTGGTGATCGTCATCGACGTTGGGATGCAACGAACGGCTTGGTTGCTGGCGACACTACTGCGGTAGTTGCTGCTGACAGCATGAGCTACGAGTGTATCGTGAACCTGAAAGCCTACGCCAAGGATAACTACCTCCGTGGTATCCGAGGTCAAGGTGGCGACGAGGTATTCCACCTCTTCGTAACTCCCCAGCAGATGAAAGCTCTGAAGCTCGATAGCGACTTCTTGGCGAACGTCCGAAACGCTGGCATCCGAGGCCCCAGCAACCAGTTATTCGCTGGTTCTTCAAGCCTCATGGTCGATGGGATCATGGTTCATGAGTTCCGTCATGTCTTCAACACTAGTGGTGCTACTGCTGGTACTTCTTCTAACGCTGGCGCTGCCGGTTATAAGTGGGGAGCAGATGCAGATGTAAACGGAGCGCGAGCCCTGTTCTGCGGAGCACAAGCCCTGGCAATGGCTGATATCGGCCTGCCTGAAGTTGTAGAAGACACTTTCGACTATGGGAACCAGCAGGGTATCTCAATCGGCAAGATCTTCGGCTTACGCAAGCCCAAGTACAACTCCGATGTAAGCGGTTCTGTTCAGGACTTCGGCGTAATCGCCCTAGACACTGCACAGTAAGAAATATGGCACCTCCTTCGGGGGGTGCCTTTTTTATTTAAGAGGATACCGAAATGGCCCTTTGGAATATGTTCAGGAAGAAGAAAGAGAAGAAAGAGAAGCTCGCAGCAAAGCGGAAAAAACCAGCGAACAAAAACCCAATAGGTCGAATGAAGCGGGGCAGTGCTAACACTAAGACCAATAGAGATGTTGATGCAGCTCCCGGCAAGACTAGCCCAAATCCAAGAGCGCGAAAGCAGAGTCTGACGAGAGACAAAGTAAAAACTGTCAAAACTAAAGGCGGTGATTACGATGTTTATAAGAAGAAGTCAGCCGCTGCCAAGTCGTTCCGTTCAGCTTTCAAAGAGGCGAAAGGTAAGGGGTATAAGACCTTTACTTGGAACGGCAAGAAGTACACCACTAAAACTAAGTAAGGGTTATTGATGAAAGTAATCACAGACAAAGAGGTCCGTGTAACCACGATGGGCGGTACTGCCGTTTTGTTTCAACCAGGAGTTGAAAGAGAAGTCGCAGATGAGATTGGTCTCCTTGCTATTCAGATGGGAGCCAAGCAGGTCGGGGATGCCCCGATACAAACTGAGGTAGTAGTCGAAGACGAACCCGAAGTTGTTGAAGAGATTGAAATACAACTAACGGATCAAGACTTGATCGATTGTCTGGAAGGGCTAATCGAAGACGGTGATCCAGAAAATTTTAAAGCCGATGGCGCTCCTAAAGCGCAGGTAGTGAACAAGCTCATGGGCCGTGCAGTTTCTAGTGAAGAAAGAGACGCAGCCTGGGAGCAGGTTCTTAATTCATAGAGGGTAGATAAATGGCAGTTACTGTCCAAAGCGTGATTGATAGGGTCCAAACAACATTACAGGACACCACTGGTATCCGTTGGCCTGTAACTGATGAGTTGGTTTTGTGGGTGAACGACGCCCAGCGAGAGATAGCACTGCTCAAGCCTGATGCCAGCGCAAAGAATGAGACTGTAACTTTGTCTACGGGTACGAAACAAGCAATCCCTACAGGCGGGAACAGGTTACTTCGCGTTGTTCGTAATATGTCAGCGGCCTCAAATGGCACTGGTGGCAGGGCAGTTAGATTGGTGAGCCGAGAGGTACTCGATGCACAGACACCCAATTGGCACGACCCTACTGTTTCTGGGGACGCTTCTCACGGGACCACGGTCAAGCACTATGTCTACGATGAGTCTAACCCCCGTAACTTTTATGTGTACCCCGGTGTTTCGGGTAGTGCATACCTAGAGATTGTCTACTCATCTAACCCGATTACTGTTGGTTTGACTGGCGACAACACCAATTTGGATGTCCCTGATATCTACGCGAACGCGGTAGCAGATTACGCACTCTTCCGTGCATACACCAAGGACGCCGAATACGCAGGTAACGCCCAGCGAGCAAGCACTCACTACAACCTGTTTATTAACAGCGTTACTGGTAAAGGTCAGATCGACATCATAACCAGCCCCAACGCAGACATGGGGCCGCAAGGAAACGTTACTGGCGCACAAGTGGGGTAACTAAATGGCTACCACTTATGAGTCGTTACTGCCTGAGATCATCCCGATGGTCCCCGGCTGTCCCGACACTTTAATCGAGAACAGCATTCGTTCTGCGGTTATTGAGTTGTGCGACAAGACCGAGGTCTATCAGCAGGAACTCGACCCAGTAACTACAGTTGCAAACATTTACGAGTACGACCTCCACCCCCCCCCCCCCAC